AAATGGCTGAAAATATTAAAGAAAATCATTTTAAAGAACATCCAGGACAAAAATATTTTACTCGTCAAATAGAATACTGGAAGAAACGCTGTGAGTTGGCTGAAAAAGTGTTGTTGGGCAAAACATCTATTTTTAAATCAGAAGATCAGGAAACGATGGATGTGTTTATGGAATGGAGTGTTTTTGCAAATGATATTAGGTTAGATATTGAAGATGCAAAAAGGCCGATTGAAGTTATATTCCCATCCAGACTTCATGAGCAGGACGAAGTAGGAGAGATTGATTTAAAACATATAAAGTTATCAGAAAGGTTTAATCTTGATTCAATAAACAAAGAACCTAAAATTAAAGGATTTCACTAAAATGAGTAATTTAACTCCACAACAAGAAAAGTTTGCTCAGTTAGTTTCCGAGGGTAATACTTATGCAGATGCTTACCGTGGCTCTTATAATGTTAATCCAGAAACAAAGGAAGAAAGCATTTGGCAGAGTTCTTCTCGTATTATGTCAGATATCAAGGTTCAATCAAGGGTTAGGGAATTACAATCTAACAATATAAAACGAAACGAAGTAACCCTCGATGAGATAATAAAAGAGTTGTCCGAATGGCTTAGATTTGATCCTATTGAGTTTTTTGATGAGAATAATTGCATGAAAAACATGCATGATTTATCACCGACCGCTCGAAAGCAAATAGCGGATATTCGGATTCAGGAAACATGGGGGAATAGTGATGGCTCTAAATACAAGACAGGAGAGATTAAAAACATCAAATTCCTCGACAAACAAAGCACGGTGGATAAATTTATGAAATACTTTGGTGCTTATATTACTAAAGTAGATGTAGGAATTGATGACTTGTCGCACTTGCAAGAGGTTTTAAGTGGAATTAAAAAATAACCTACTCAAAAACCACCTTATTAGTTCTTTTAATCTTTGGTTTATCAGCCATCTCATTGTGAACTTTCAAAGCAACAGCATAAGCAAGGGCGCAATTTATTTGTTGCCCCTCTTTTGCGTCTATCTCTCCGGTTTCTTTTTTCCTTTCGATTAATGAAATCTCGTTTAAAACCTTCAGCGGAATGTTTTCAATATTGTTCTGTCGGATGTTCTCTTTCAAATTGTAATACACCTCACGCCTGGTCGATGTGTTGATCTCAAATCCATATTCGCGCTCTCTCTTCTGTTGTATGTCATTTACCGACAATCGAGAATACAATTCATCGTAATGAATAGATCGAATCTCCTTAATTGCCATGTGTCCCATATCAAGTTCTTCAGGTGCCGACTGTCCATATTCGTTTTGAACACAAACAACCAATTTTGCCATGTCGTACATTGAGGCTAACTCAATAGCCCTCTTTGCTGCTTTCATTGTGGTTATCTGGTCTGAAACATACATTGCGGGAACTGTCAACCCCATTCGATCAACAACTAATATTGAAGTCTCTCCTCCTCTGTCGGCTTCCATTCGAAGAACCATCACACAAATATATCTATACTTGTGTAGTTTGGTTGGGAAGTCAAACAGTTGGATATCTCCCTTGTTGTTTTCCTTATACTCAATATGAAACTTAAACCTTTCTTGTCTCGATGTTATTTGGAATGGAACACTATCCATTGTGTTTTTTGCCAGTCTTTCAAGGAATACTGATTCAATGAAAGTATTTTCGGCAAAATAATAATGATTTATTGCATATCCTAAATTGTCTACGTGTTCGTCGTGTGACGCTCTTGGAAACCCGCAAATCTGAGTTATTGATGACTCGTTCCAATTACCTTTGAGTACTTTTATTCTGTGCGATTCTGCTTTTGGTTTAATGACCTCGTGTCTTGCTTTTTTCCCTGAAGCTACAAGTTTTTTCTCTTGTGTTGAATGTTCGCCTATCCGGACAAAATTGTAATCAGTCTCAAATTCGACATAGTCCGCCAGTGAGTGTCCTGATGCTTTTGGTTCGATGAATATTCTACTTTTTGTTTTATCAAGCTTGTTAGTTTCAAATAGATCTTTAATGAACGCTAATAGGTCGGGGAGTTTTTTGTAAAGATCCCATGATTCTCCCCAGATAATATTGTTCCCTTGTTTGCAAATAAGGTCGAGTCCTGATGGATCATTTTCTGTTTTCTCTGTATAGGCACCATCAACCCACAAATCCCAAACTATGTCATCGTTTACACTTTCTATTACCTCAAACATTGAAGGTTTAATGTCTTGTTCTTCGAGATTAAACGGCATTTGTAAATATTGACCGGTGTATCCTAATTCTCCCATTTCTATTTTAATCACATTTAACACCTCTTTTGATCGTCGATTAGGGTCTAGGATTCCGTCTGTGTATAACTCAATGGCTGATTCGGGTACAATCTTTGTTGTGTTCGTGATCTCAGCAGGAAGGCAAACATGAAAAATATCAAGATTTTTATTTAGAACGTGTCCACAAATGTCGTTTTCGTGTAATCGTTGAGAAATGTAAATATCTAAATAACAAGATGGGTTTTTTCTTCGAGATATTGTCGTTTCATCATTCCATCTATTTGCTTTCTCTCGTTCAACATCAGATTGCGCTTGCTCTGCTGAAACTAAGTCGTCTTTAATGAATAAATCAGCATGCATACCAAGAATTGTTCCTCCAACAGATGTGTTGTATCGGTTTCCTTTAAAGTTGTTGAGAATTTCGTTTTGATTTTGTTTTACTATCTCAAGAGCTTTCCCGTGTTTTAGTTTGAAAATATTATCAAATAATAGGTGCCATTTTGCGCTGTCGGTAATTGACCTTGCTTTATATGCGTGTTGACTTGATAGGGTTGCAGAATATGAAATGTTCGCCGTGGATAGTGTTGGACAATGCAACCACACCCACATTGGTAAAGCAATAGTGCAAATTGTAGACTTAGAAGAACCAGGAGGAACGTTTATAACAATTGTTTTCATGAGCTTTTCTTTTCGAATAAGCTTCATTGCATATACCTCCAGTGTGTCACACAGGTATTTGATGTGCTTTGCATCAATGTATATTTCCCCCGACATACAATCCCAAAACGTTCGAAAGAAAAAATAAAAGCTATTAAAGCACTCTACGCCAATTTTAGCGGCTTCTATCTCTAGTTCTTTTCTTTGATCTAAAACCTCCATTATTTATTTTTTGTAGGTTTCATTGTACCACCTTTCAGCCATCTCTAACACTTCGCGATCTTCACCGTCTAATTTGTCGAGGAATTCTTTTTTGTATTCTCTTGGAAGGGCATTTGTGACCTCTCCTTTTTTAATACTCGTCTTCATTCCTTGGGTTGTTCCTCCGAGGGCTTTGTATTTAGCCAACCAATGATTCTCTAGTTTTGTGTCCTTAAATTTCTTTGCCTGCTTATAATAGCGTAAAGCAATTGATTTTTCGGTTGGGTCTCCACTTGGACGCTCATACTCTTTCTCGTCAAGAAAGTTGTAAATTCGCTGTCTCATGGCGTAATATGCAGCTTCACCCGGATCTGTTTCGTATAAAACTAACCCAATAAGCTCTTTCCCTCCTTTTTTGAGTGGTTTTTTTGTCATAAACCTATACACTTTGTCGAGTGAAACCATCCGGAAAGCGTGTTCTGCCCTGTCAATTATTGGTCGAGGATGAAGAATGTCTGGATATGCTGATTTGCCGGTAATCAATTCTCCTGTCAATCTTTCAAATGGCATTGCTCCTTGTCCTACTCGGTTTACAAAGGCACTGCCGGCAAAACTCACCACGGTGTTTCTAATCCAAAAGCAGTTGATGCCCTCAGAAGCAACGAAGAGAAAGCAGGAAAGATGGCGCGCGAACTTCTTGGTGACTATGGCAATCTTTCACAAGGTGGTGTTTGGCTAAGATCTCATGCATATCCTTTCTGGTCATGGATGGAAATAAACGCACCGAGATATTACAAACTTCTCCGGAACACATATCAAGACACAAACAGCGCACCTAAAACAGTGGGTGCCGCAATCAGAAAGACCGCAATCTCATCTACAGCTCTTGCCGCAAGGATAATGTTATTGTCAGCTCTCATAACTGCATGGAATAGGTTGTTTTTC